GAAGTTAGTTTGCTTGTTGTAGAATACTGTAGAACCAGTAGCTAAACATAATTGAACGTTAGCTAAAGAAGAACCACTTATTATGAATACGATGTTACCACCTACGATTTGAGTGAAATCGTTAATAGATGTAGTAAAAGTAATTGCACTACCACCACCTGAAGAACCAGAAATTTCAAAAGCACGAACGCCATTGCTGTCGTAGTTGCTTAATGAACTTGTTGGTAAGCTTACTGCAACTAAGTTGTTTGCAACAACTGAAGCAGAGTAGTCAGTGTTGAAGTTAGCTTGTGCAAATGTAGCTAAAACAGCTGTACCAGATCCAGAAGCATAAGATGCAGAGAATTGGTTAGTTGAATAACCAAAACGACCTTGACCATATAAACCACCGTTAGCTGTGTTACCAAAACCACTGTTTAAAGTTTGGTTTAAAGTACCATATACTGATTGACCAGCAGTGAATGGGGTAGGAATGTTGTTTCCGTATTGGAAATCAAGGTAGAATACTAAACCTGCAGGTAAGTTCATTGGTTGAACTGAAACGAACTCTTTAGATGCAATTTGACCGAAGATCTTACGAACTAACGGTAAGGCAACACCAGCCCATTGTTCACCATTACCTGGTGTGAAAGTAGCACCGTTTGTAACGTTACCACCTGTAGTAGAACTTTCCATCACTAATTGCTTAGCTTGGTTTTCTAAGATTGTAGCCATGTTGTTTCTGTCGTAGTCTTTAAGACCTTCTAACAAACCACTTTTAGCCCACTTCTTAGACAATTTTTGGCTAACACCCAATTGATCTTGGTATGGATTAGCGCTCTCTAATAGAGATTGTACTAAATTTGACATTTTTTAATGTATTTTGTTTTTTAAAATTTATTTTATTCCAGCAAGCTGTTGCCATCTTGTTACGAAAGCGTCAGCCTCTACAATTGGTCTAGCTGGAGCACTACCAATTGGTTTTGATGCGAAACCTACTGATTCTTTTAACGAAGACTTTTTAGTGTCTACAGTAACTGATTCTAGTAATGTTTTGTAAGTGTTTTCAACTTCTTTAACAGATGTTGCTCTGTCAAATGCGTTAATAACCTTTGTTTTTTGAGCCTCATTAAGATTTTTAGCCTTAAAGATTTTGTTAACGTACATTAATTTAGCATTAAATAAGTTAATTTCGTTTAACTCGCCTTTAAGAGCTTTGATAGTCTTAATAGCTTCGTTTAACTCCTTTTTAACTTCGCCAACTGTGTCGTCAGAAGCTTTAATTGCACCAGGTACGCTAGTAGCTTCTTCCATTTTACCTTCTTCGGCTTCTAATTCAGCTAAAATTTCATCTAAAGAAATTTCTGCTTCATCGTCTGCCATGTCAGTAGCATCAGTACCTAGGTCAGTAGCTAAATCCGTGTCAGCATCTAGAGCTCCCATTTCAGCAGCTTCACCACCTTGTAATGTCATGAATACATCACGAATAATGTCTTTCAATTCACCTACAGTAATGTCAACTACTTCTTGTTCGTCTGTACCTTCTTCGCCTGCTTCGTGATCATGACCACTTTCGATACCTTTTGTTAAATCTTTACCAGCTTCTTCAGCTTTGTCATCTTCCTTAGCGTCATCGTCTTCTTCAGCTTCTTTAATAGAAGATTTAGCTTTTTCAGAATAACTTCCGTTTGGATTACCTTTAGAAGCTTTAGCCGTTTCGCTATAGCTTGCATTTGGTCCACCTTTTTCAGTGTGAGCTTTTTCAGAATAGCCAGCAGTTGTAGTAACATGCGCTTCTTCAAGGCCGTCTTCCATTTCCATACCGTCGTCTTCTGATAAGGCATCTAATTCAGCTAAGATTTCGTCTAATGTAGACTCTTCCATATCTGATTGATGCGCTTCTTCCATGTCATGCATTTTTTTCATGTCATGCATTTCTTCCATACCGTGCATTTTTTTCTTGTCAGTTTCAGCTTCTTCGATGTTATCAACAGTCTCTTTGAACATAGATTTAACTAACGGTTCAAAGTGTTCTGCAAGAGTAGCTCTAGCTGATGCTAGTGATGTCTCGCGTACTGCTTTAGCATCTAAGATTGCTTGTCTAAACAAATCTTGATTACTTTCCATTTGTAATGTTGTTTCGGGGATTGCCTATTAGATTAGTGGCAATATAAGTGTAATAAGAGAATAAGACACCATATTAGGATGGCGTACCGTTATAAATAGCAAAGACTCCTTGAGAAGGAGTCCTTTAGTAAAAAATTTTACTATTTTAAGTAGAATCCTGTATGTGTGCACTATTTATTAATATGAATAACGTAGTATATGAAATTCAAATAGGGCCTTATAGGCAGGTAGGTTCTACGAACAACCTAGAAAGGAGAATGTCTGAGCATTTAAACTCTCTTAAAAAGAAAAGCCACGCTAATAGATTTATGCAAAATGCTCATAGTAAGTATAAAAGCTTTTCATATAAAATACTACGCTCTTTTGAAACTAGAGAAGAAGCTTATTCTTACGAACAAGAACTATTGAATCAGTATTTTCGTAGTCCAGGTTACTTAATGATGTCTAATCATGCTACGGGACATATGTCAGGAGAGTTTCATCCAAATAAAAAAAGTGAAGCAAGAGAAAGACAGTCTAAAAGACTAGCTTTAAATAATCCGATGAAAGATCCGGCAGTACAGAGAAAAAAGGCAGAAACGAATAAGAAAAAGTGGCAGGAAGATCCTAGAGATATTTCCTACCTCTATACAGAAGAAGTATGTAAAAAGCGAAATGAGTCTTTAAAAAAATACTACAGAAAAAATCCGAAAAATCAAACAGGATCTAATAATCCAAATGCTAAAAGAATACTAAATGTAGAAACGGGAGAAATTTACAGTACCGGGAAGGAAGCTGCTAGTGCTTTAGGTTTTAAACCAGCATGGATATCTGCTCTAGCAAGAAGAGGAACTAAGCTTCGCTTTATTTAACACAGCAAACTCCCGAATTTAGACATATAATGTCTGAAATTATTCTATTAATATTATCTTGCTTTACGTAAGATTCTTGTAGAGCGTATGATTCATTTAATCCTCCTACTGGCTTAACATAAGCACCATAAGTGCTAGGGGTTGAAACGAAATCCCAACAGATTAATTCTAAATCTTCTCCAACTTGAACAAGACCTTCACCAATTGGTGTTACTGATCCCATTGCTCTTGATGAAACTCCTACATTAATGCCTGCAAGGAATAATTCTTTTAAAATATTACCTGAAGGAGTATCTAAAATTTCAAATTCGCTATATAAGTCTTTACCGTCCCACCACATTTTTGTAATGTTATGACAAACGTTCTTAAGATTAATAATAGAGGTTTCAGGATGATCTAATTCACCTAAAGCTCTCTTTTCTGCTACCGGACCTTCAACGTATAATGCTACCTGTCTTTGTAAAGTATCAAAATCGTAAATACGCTTGTTTGCATTTGGTTTATCGGCAGCCTGTACCTTACCTGATACCAAAAACTTTGCTCTTGGATTCATTTTAGCTTCACTTAACTGTTGGGGTAAAGGCTTAAATGCAAGGTACTCTATTAATACTTCTTTATTCATTATGCTTTTGTGAATACTTGATTGAATTGTGGATCATTCATTATCTCTTTATCTTCTGGGTGAGTTTGATCAAAAGATTGTACCTCTCCGTTCTTTTTATTCTTATATAAAACTTCTTTTACAGTTTTAATCATTTTTTCTTTTAAGTCTTTCAATTTCTCTTCTCTACTCTTTTCTTCTTTATGTTGGTCTGCAGGAAGATGTGCTTTTGGTTTAGCCCATTCATCAGAAGTTCCAGTTTTAGCAGCTTCCTCTTTCGGAGCAGGAACGTCCTTTTTAGTTAAGACGTTACTTTGAATATGATGGACTTGACCGTCGTCAGTCTTTACTGTTGCAGTATCGCCATCCCATTCTGTAATTTCTCCAACTAAGCTGTTATCTTTTTTTTTAACTCTCGCACCCACATTAAAATGTTCATGCTCAGGCTTTATCTTAGTCATTTCGTCTAGGATATGTTCTCTAAGAGCTTTTAATTTCTTTTTTTCTTTCTTACCTAAAGTATCTTTTGTATTAGCTTTTTCATCTTTTTTAATAACTTTCATTTCATTAGGCTTATCCATTAAGTTAT